TCATATCTCCTGCTTTTTGCTGAAACAGGCTTTCACCTCCCCGTCCGGAACCCATTCCACTGTAACGATACCTTTTACATGTCCGGTTCCTCCACATTTCGGACAGGGTATCTTTACCCGTTCATGGATAATTTCAGGATTCCAGAACCAGCCGTTACCGTGACAGTAACCACAGGCATACCCTGTATAGTAGCCTATGGTTTCTTTACCGGTACCGAAGTTCGGGGAACTGAGCACCAATATATCTTTCTTCTCACTCATGCTTCGATATAATAGGTTTGGACAATCATGTGGTTACGGAAGATATGTATCACTGTCCTGCCTTCATCCTGCCGTAGTTCGGTTTCCACAAAGCTGCGGCGGATGTCTCCTTTTTCCATTAACGAACGGATTTCAGCGTCGATGAATGATTTCAGGTTACGGAAATCCTGCTCATTTCCCTTCAGTCCGGTGGCATCCAGCTGGCTGACGGCCAGCTGGAGCTTGAGAAGCCAGAGCGGCTTGTCATTGGGGATGCTTGACTTGTAAGTTATCTTTGCCATCATTCTTTCTTAATTTTGTTTTTAGTTTCATAAACAGCATGACTCTATCCCATAATATCAGATAGGCACTCCAATAATCTTGGAAGCTAAAATAGTACCAGCTCATTTGTATATACCATATAGGCAAATAAACAATGAATATGGCTAACCATAAAGGAGATAGTATCCATCTAATTATTAGTCTGAGTTCACTCATTACTTTATTATTTTGAATAAAGGGCGCATCCGAATAAAACTAAAGTGTCAAATTTTAAAATTATTGCAGAAATGGATACGCCCTTTCGTTTTTTATTCTTAATTTTGATATTGTCAAATTTTAAATTCTATTGCCTATGAAATTAACTCAAGAACAGCTTAACAAGCTGTCAAGCAAATTAAAAATTGCTCCATCATGTCCTAACTGTGGATTTAATGGACAAATGAGCTTACAACCAGATGAATACCAGCTAACATCAGTTGAGCATTCGGGAAGTTCCTACAATATAGGAGGTCCAATGTCATTCATGCCATTAGCTGGAGTTTTATGCCCTCAATGTGGGTATGTTAGATTATTCAATCTAAAGATTTTGGGCATTGTCTGATACGGAATTTACTGTTCCATTATCAGAAATTGAAAAAATGGTTGATTCATCAGTTAGCTGATTCTCTACAAGTCTGCACTGATGAATTACCTCTTCAATATCCTCCTTTGTTTTTATTCCGATAGCTTCTATGCTAAATAAATATTCATGCTTCTTTTCTTGTCCTTCAATTATTAAAGCCTGATTCTCTTTCTTAGTTATAAGTCTCATAATATACTACGCTTACCTATACAGCATTAGGTTCAAGTTTTATCAGTTTTGAATTACTGTTTAAATTCCGGTAAAATACCGAGGTATAAGTACTCTTCGTTATAGGAAGTTTCAAGTTTCTCTCTTACAATGTTGCAAGCAACTTGAAAGCCAGCCATATAATCTACTTGAGAAATAGTTCTACCTGAATATTTCTCCGCCATTTCAAATACTTCTTTTTTATTCATTACCATTTTTACTTATGCTAATTGAATCCCATAATTTGCACCTTTTTTCACCCACGTAAAAGAACCTTTAATTCTGCCTTTTACCATTTTCTTAATAATATCTTCAGTGTCACTCATAAATACCTGATACCTTACCTTTTGCTCACGCCACCCTTTATCTTTGTCCTCATAGGGGACAAGAATTAAAACGGCGGAAGAACGTCCACGCTCATAGCCTGCTATGTACAAGTCAGCTTCAAATACATAGTTTTCTCTTTCTTCATTATAGGCATCTCCATCCCATTTACATGGCACGCCATGTAAAAAGTGCATTTTCCAAGTTTGTTTCTTCATTTCTTTATATTCTGTTTCCAGCCATTCAACCGGTAGACCTCACGCCGGGCTTCCTCTTTCGTGAGGAACTGCCCGACTTTGGTCCCAGTGGAACCGGTGGCGTCACGCCGGATACGGTACACCACCCAGTTCCTGCCATGCGGCCGATATTCGTAATACTCCTCAGGCAGATTGCGCATCGTTCTCTTTTTTGGGCTCCACATAGAAAGTCTCTTCCTGTACAACCTGTACGCCGATCTTCGGGAAAAACTCAGCAACTTCCGGGTTATCCCGGTCAGCCAGCAGCTTGTCTTTTGCCAGCTCGTCCGTTGTACGGATATATTGCGGCAACAATTCCTTGCAGATGTTGGTTACTGCTGCCCAGGTAAAACCTTTCAGGTTCTTCAGCTTCGGTGTGCCGGTACGGAAACCGAATACGCCATGAGCACTCTCGAGGCTTTTCCGCTTGGAGAATAGTTCTTCCTTGTTTTCTACGGCGTACGCCTGCATGATGTCAAAGTTCTTTTCCTTCGTGGCAGACAGCTCTGCCAACTGATCCGCATATTTCTCGCGGATACGCGTCATCTCAATATCCATTTTTGAGGTAAGGTTCTGTACTTTGGCGTCGGCCGCTGCAAAGTCTGCGAATGCCTGTTCTGCCTGTTCGCGGGTGATACCGCTGACTACTGTTTTCTTTGTTCTTGCCATAATAAATGTTTTTTTATAGGGTTAATAATGTAATTTCTTTCTTCTGTCCCGGTTCTGCTTGCGCCAGCGCTCCTTAGCGGCTGCCGTCTTGGCCGGAGTGCTGTTTCCCTCCTGTTCCTGTTCCAGATGGGCGAGTCGTATCTGCTCGGCCCTGTACTCGTCAAGCAACCGGTCGAATTCGGCCACCGGAAGGGGAACGGGACTTCCAAGCAGTTTTTCTTCCAGGATATTGATGCGTCCGCGGCATTCGGAAAGCCGGTTCTCCAATTCCCGGTAACGTTCGGTGGTGTTGTAGGCGGCAGGCATGGTTATAATGTATCGCGAAGTTTCCTGATTTTCTTATCCAGTTCCCGGCGGCTGTAATAAGTGAACTTTCCTTTCCTATAACAGTGTACCAGTCCGCGGGAGGCATAGCCCTTGATTGTATTCTTGCCGCATGAGAGGTAACGGCAGGCCTCGTTCTGTTTCATCAGGTCATCCATATCGGCATCCTCGGGCAATGGAAGAGGCGTACAATCACCGGGAGCAGCTTTACGGCGTAAACCTGTCCAATGTTCCAGGCGTTCGATGCGGGCCAGTAAACGGTTGAACTCTTTGCGTGAGAGCATTATCGTATCACCCTCTTCGTCTACTACACCTAATGTTCCGATGGCGGCAAAGTCCGCCGCTGTCATGTTCTGTACATCCGGTATCAGTTCTTCCAGACCGATATGTCCGGCAGAAAACCGGGCGGCATCGCGGGCGGCGAAGAACATCTCTTCGTCACGATTCTCTTCTGCAACTTCCATGACGTATTTCTGGAATACCTGTTGTTCGGTCATGCTGCCCTGCAATACCTCGGCCTGTACAAGACTGAGCCGGTCGGCTTTACGAGTCAATATCGCCACAGCCTGTTTGATTTCATTTTTCGTTCTCATATTGTTTCATTTTTCTGTTTCTTTTCCTCACGCCGCATCCAAGCTTCCAGCTGCTTCTTGGTATCCTGTAACTCCCACAGTTTCATGGCGGTAACATCCTTGCGCGCCTTGCTGTATTTCCTCGCCCACATATTGAGCTTCGCAACGTTCATCCGGTATTCGTCTTCATTGTCACTGGTGAAACCCTGATTGAGCTGCGGTATCATGAAAGAAAGGCGGTAGATGTCGCGGAACACACTTTTCGCTTCCGCCAGTTGCATCGCCCTTGTTTTTTCATCCGGTGGGTTCAGCCTTTCCAACAGCTGCCGCGCCTCGTGCATCGTCAGTTCCCGGCTGCTTACCGTACGTCCGGAAGTGAATTCATAGATGCATCCATGCCTGGCATCGTCATCCATACCGATGCGGTGGAAAGTGGCGTGCAAAGCTTTGAGCTGCTGGACACTGATCTGTTTATCCTTATTCGTTTTCATCATTCAAAATCGGTTTTTCTCCGAAATAAATTTCCGCTTCTTCCGGCCAGATATCATAGTATCCTTTCGGGCCTATGAAACGGCCATGGGAAAAAGCACGTTTGCCTTCTACATAGATTTTCAGTGAGGCGTTGTACAAAACCTTCTTGGCTGTACGCCCGTCCGGATTCTGACCGCTGGCATGACTGATGAAGATAAGCAGCTTGTTTCTGTGCTGTTCTTTGAATTTAAGGAACTGTGGGAAGCTCATGTACGTATATTGGAAACTGTCTATTACAACAAAGTCCGGTGATTTCTGGCGTTTCAGGCGCAGACTGAGCTCGTCCATCGATTCACAGACCAATAAAAAACGGCGGTTTGTCTCCAGCATGTTGCTACGTCGTACGGTATTCTGCATGGTCAGGCTGATACCTTCCTCCAAACTGTTGTAAACTACACGACCATATTTGCACAATTCCTTGCAAAGCTTCATTACAAAAGAGGTTTTCCCGCTGCCTGACTTCCCCCAGACTATCCATACCCCCCGGCTTTCAGGAGTACCGAAAGCGTCGTACCATTCACCTTCGAATGGGAGCGTATCAAATTTCATGGACAGCAGTTCACGTACCCCTTTGGCATTACGCGCAAAGGTCCTGGCATCATTCACCGCTTCACTCATTGTTCCGTACCTCCTTTCATCCGTCTGGCTTCCAATATGCGCTTGCAGGCATGTACGACCCGTTTCACCCGGCGAAGGTCATATTCCCCCTGTTGTGCCTCACGCAGTACACGCTTTATTTCGGTCGGCTCTGTCAGCCCGTTGGCCCGGCAGATGGCATACACATCCTGTTCCGTTGCGGCACTCACATCAAAGAACTTGCGGCCGATACGGCTGTTTATCTCCTTGTAACCTTTCTTGTTATAGCGCAGGCCATTTTCCACCCGGCGCTTAATGTAGTCGGTGGAAAGAAAGATGATCCCCGCTTTATTCTCCAGACGGTTGTATATGCTGATGAAGTAGGAAAATACACTGTCCGTCAGTTTGTCTCCTTCGTCAAAAATGATAAGCGGATTTTGAAGAAAGGCTATCATGGAAATGGCATATTCCAGAATGTCACGCAGGTTGGTCCCGTCCACCGGAGCGCCGACCTGTTTGGCGATTTCCCGAACAAAATCGCTCTTTTTCATATCTTCAGAGCAAAGGATATAGAACACATTGCGGTGTGTGCGGCGGTACTCGATGGCGGCGGTCGTCTTGCCGCAACCTGCATCACCCACTACCCAGGTGGTATTCTTGTAGGCCTGTGCGTCTGACATCGCGAAAGTAATCCGCTGGAAGGCATTGCTTTCTGTCAATGTCCAACGGTCCATACTGAAACCGATCTGTGCGGCTATACGGCTGAACATGTCATCACTGATACTGGTGTACTTCTGATTACATATTTGTGATACGGTTGCGGCACTGACACCGTTCAGGCTTTCACTGGCACGGTTCTGGCTGGGATAGTTACCGCAATATTCCAACAGTGCGTCACGTATGGCGTCTTTGTCTTGTTTACTGAGTTCTTTCATTTTTGAATGGTATTTAATTGATTATTGAATACTGGTTAATTATCGCTGAGGAACGACAGGTACATTTCAGCTTCAGTCATGCCGGAAACCTGCTTGGTGTATTCACCCGGGGAGGCGATGCCCGCAGGTTCTTCCTCTGGTTCGGCTTCATAAGTTCCCGGTCCGACACCTTCAGGATAGGCAACCGGGGCTTTCAGCTCCTCGTTGGCGTACTGTTCACGCTGCCGCTCCATGCTCTTCTGTGATTCACCCACCGGAAGGGGCATCACAAGCTTGGTGTAGGCTTCTCCTATGCTCTCCTCAAGCAACAGTTCCTCGCAGGCGATATAGTGCCCGGCAAGAGCACGCTTTTGGGCGCGTATCTGGGCGTAGAGCCGTTCGCTCTCCTCCGTACTGCGTTCTGCGGTAGCACGATGAAAGACGACTTTCGGGGTGGCAGTAGCGGCATACTTCAGCCTGTCGCCCGCACAGACTTCCCACAGTTCTACGGAGGTCATGTCCATGGGATCGTACTTGTAGCGGAAACTGACACCCACATTCTGCATGTGGAAACCCATATCTACCTGTCCGGATTCATCATAGACCATGTAACGGTACTCCTTGTTGTTACGGCTGAATACGAATCCCTGCTTGCCGTACTTCACGCTGTCCTTGCTGAGGAGCTTGAAGAGTTCCTGCACCTCGTATTCGTCCAGCTGTTCGGCTTTCGGGCTGTTGAGGGCCGTGTACATTTCCATACGGGTCATCCCCGTCTCACTAGTGGGATGCGGCATACTGTTCCATTCAAGACGGCATTTCAGATATTGCTCTTTCATCTCTTCCAGAGTAGGGAGTTGCGAGATGTTTTTCATTATCAGGTCGATGTTGACATGACTGCTCTCTTTGGTGGCGGTCACGTTTTGGCCGGTATAGTTGTAGAGCTTGTGCATCACCTGCTGCTGGAAACGTCCGAAAGCGCTTTCGATGGTCTTACTCTGGCCGTTGTGAGGCATGGTGGTCTTGTGCAGGTGGCATATTTTCTTGAAAAAGGCCTGTGCTTCCGGCTTCTTGTGCCCGCCCTGGTTATCGGTGACTATCTCATAAGGTTTGACCTTCCACGTTTCCAGCGCCATACGGTAGGCCTCATATTGTGTGAGGAAGTTCTCCGCACCGAAGGAGTAGCCCAGGAACATTTCCGAGCAGGCATCCATCACCTCGTACACATCAATGGTGCGTGCCACCATGCGTTTATTTTTCTTGTCGTAGTCCTTGTAATAGAGGTTCAGTTTCGTACCGTCACCGTACCATAATGTGTTGGGCATCTGCGGAAGTTTTGTGTCAAATTGCGGCATGAACTCGTTCTTGAAGGCGATTTCACCATGCACCACACCATACCACCACAGTTTGATGCCGGTCTTGTAGAGGTAGTTGATGACTGTCTGGGGGGATTCTACCGGTTTCAGCCTGTCTTCCTCACAGATGACACGCGCATTACGTTCCGCCACAATACGGTTGAACTCGTCGAATATCTCCATGTCGGTATATACCGGAAACTTGCTCCGCTTCAACCGCAGCAGGATACGTCCCTCTCGGGGGCCGATCTTGCGGGCGCTTTGGTTGCCGGTAGTACCGCTTACCAGCGCCACGTAACCCCGCTTCTTGTAGTCCCTGAACTTTTCTATCAGGCGGGATTCGCTTTTCGGTAGCGTATGGTTGAAAGACTTGCGAAGCTCCTCGCATAAGGAAATGACGGTATTGCGTACAAGGCTTTTGTGCGTATAGCCGTATTCGCTGTGTTTATTCTGCAGCCCCGTTTCCTGTACTATCATGGCATTCATCACTTTGGCGTTGAGTACATATTCCTTCTGACGATCTATGGAAATCTTGGGAGTATAGGTCTTGTAGAATTCCACAGCCTTGTCATCACTTTTCAGGCGGATATTCATAGGGTTGATTTGTCCTTTTTTGAGTTGTTTTTTTATATCAGGCAGTTTTTTTTCTACAACAGAGCGAAGTGCATCCGAAAGGGTCTCATAAGCCACAAGCACCTTACGTCCGTTACCACCTTTCTGTAAAACCTGAAACTTACGTTCACGAACATGTTTATCAAAATTAGATTTGCTCATAATACCACTACGAACAAGTTCATCAAACGTTATACATAATGTCTTTCCAAACATTTCCATAATCAGAAACTTTTCTCTTTTATTTGTGCAAGCCCCGGCATCGAACCGGGGAGCCGGCCGCTTCCGCATGATAAGGGAAACTCCGGCTTGCTGAACAAACCGTTCCTAAACAGTTGCGGTATCCGTCTTATCCGGCATAAGTGATATTGCTATGATGGCCGATAATGCGATAATTACAAACGCATTGCGGCTGTCCGCATCTGTTGCGTTCACATTTGTTCCCAACCACAGACCGTAGGACATGCCTACAGCTACGGCAATCTTTTGAATTGTTCTCCAGGTTTTCATAATTATAAAGTTATCGAATCGTCTGTTATTACTGATTTCACATTTCCATGAGAGTCCAGTATCTTTACTGGGGAAACAGTCACATTCTCGTCACTCAATAGCCGTCCTCCAAGTTCATGTATAGCTACATGCCGCATCCGCGCCGCTTCAAGGCTGTTCCGTTTGAAGCTCATGGCAAGGCTTACACTCGGTTTAGTGGTCTTGAATACTTTTACCAGATATTCATAAGCGGCAGTTTTCTTTCGGGAATCTTCCCAGTCAATCTTCTTCATATATTTTTATGCTTTAATGTTTGTCAGTTTATCTACAAGCGTCAGGCGCAGTTCCTTGTCCTCTATCCGTGCCACATCGGCAAGTATATCCACCAGCCGTTCCTTTGTCAGGCGGTTATGGTTGCGTTTCACCGGTTCCGGGAAGAGGGAGAGCTGCTGTACCTGTGATTGCACCCGGTATGCTTCATCAATCTTGTTTACTACTAAGTCCTCTGCCCAGTCACGAAACATTTTCGCCCGTTCAGACTTGATGAAGAAGCCGAGACGGACAATACCGCGCTTAGTCCAAAGAATTTGCTTATTTTGAAGATAACCGCCTGATTTACACCCTGCGTTGGAAATTCCAACGCTCGTAATGAAGTGTTTCCCCTCTATTAATTCATCACGATGGTCGTGCTTCTGAGAACGTAAAGAGGAGGGATTAATTCCAAATCCTTTTGCTGCTTCATTTGTTGTTATCAAGAATTCAAACTTGTCATCCGGAAATATCTCAACCGATAAGTTCTCCGAAACGTGTTCTAAAACCTTTTCCATACTTATTATTATTTAAAGTATAATGATTATCTTTATCCGCTGTAAACGATTATTAGTGTTGCAAATCACTAATTACGCTGCAAATATATACGCAATATGCGTTTAAAACAAGTTTTTCAATAGAAATATACGCAATATGAGTGAAAAAATTAATAAAGCAGGGGTTTTAGACCGAATAAAGTCCTATTATGGACTAAAAAACAATGCAAAACTTGCATCTTTTTTGGGAGTTGCTCCTACAACTATCTCAAGTTGGTACGCAAGAGATAGTTTTGACTTAGATATAATATACTCAAAATGCGTTGATATTTCTTTTGATTGGCTTCTTACTGGTGAAGGTGCTATGCTCCGTACTAATGATGTGTCAACTCCAGAACCACTCCCCCGTATCAACCAAGAATATAAAGGTGCTCCTTATTATAATGTAGATTTCATAGGTGGTTTTGAGTTTGTTTCCAATGACCAGACGCAACTGCCGGACTATTATATAAACTATCCTCCATATAACAAGCCGGGAGTAATGTGGTGTAACCTTACCGGACATTCCATGGAACCAGAGATAAGCAATGGAGACGTAATAGCACTGAAAGAGGTTAAATCTCCCATAGAATACCTTCCTGCCGGAGAAATATATGGTATAATTACAGATGATTACCGTACGGTAAAACGTATTCGTCCGGGTGTTCAAAAAGGATTTGTACGTCTTATTCCGGCAAATAAGTCTCCTGAATTCTGTGAACAAGAAATTCCAGTCGAGATGATTCGACGGATATTTGCTGTTTTAGGTAGTATCCGCAAGTTCTTTTAAATAACGGTAAAATGAATAGGAGGAAATCAATAAGGATATATTAAACAAGCAGCAAATATGTACGAGATAGACGAAAACGGGGAATTAGTATTTAAACGTAAAGTTGTAATGACCATGACCGAAGAACGGGCTGCACTATTAGATAAAATATTATTGGCGGCTACAGAGAGTAATCAAACTGTAATACTCCATGCTACAAGCCCAAATGATAAAACTGAATATATATCTGCTGGACGTGATTTGGAAAAACTTGAATTAGGGAAATTGTTATCATCTCAAGATGGAGTCTTTTTTATTTTACCTGAAGGAATCTCTTTTATAAGAAAACATACATTCACTCAACTATATAAAGAACAGCGACGCAAAAATAGAAATAAGAAAATAGCAAATTGGATAAGTTTACTCGCAGGTATTGCTGGTATTATTGGTACTTGGAAGGCCTGCTCTTAG